TAAAGGAAAATGATATGGCAACCCCAAACACAAAAGCATCATTAAAAGAACACTGTCTGAGAAGTCTTGGTAAGCCTGTAATTGACATTAATGTTGATGATGACCAAGTAGATGATAGAATTGATGACGCATTACAATACTTTGCACAATATCATTATGATGGTATTGAAAGAATGTATTTGAAACATAAAATAACACAAGCAGAGATAGATAGAGCTGCAACAAATACTTCTGCGACTGCAACTGATAAAGTTGATAGTAGTATTACTGCATCTTGGTTAGAAGGAAATGGATTTATACCTATTCCAGAAAGTGTATTATCTGTTGTAAAAGTTTTTGATTTTACGGATAAACATACTGTAAATATGTTTGATGTTCGTTATCAATTAAGACTAAATGACTTATATGATTTTAGTAGTGAATCAGTTATTCACTATGAAATGACTATGAGACATTTAGATTTTCTAGACCATATACTTGTTGGGGAGAAACCAATAAGATTTAATCAACATCAAAATAGATTGTATATAGATATGGATTGGTCACAAGATGTTAATGTTGATGATTTTATTATTATTGAGTGTTATCGTAAGTTAGACCCAACAACATACACAGATGTTTTCAATGATATTTACTTAAAAAGATATACAACTGCACTTATCAAAAGACAGTGGGGTGCAAATCTTTCTAAGTTTGAAGGTGTACAAATGTTAGGTGGTGTAACCCTAAATGGTGCGAAACTATTTGAGGAGGCTCAGGCAGACATAGAAAAGTTAGAGGAACAAATTCAACTTGCATATGAACTACCACCCAACTACATGATAGGATAATTTGATGCCGACAAACGTATACTTCGATACTGGAACTAAATCAGAACAACATCTCTATGAAGATTTAATGATAGAACAATTAAAGATTTATGGACAAGATGTTTTCTATATTCCCAGAACTTTAGTAAAAGAGGATGAACTCTTTGGAGAGGATACTCTTTCAAAGTTTGATGACGCATATCAAATCGAAATGTACTTTGAAAATGTAGAAGGATATGAAGGCGAAAAAGAAATCATGTCCAAGTTTGGTTTACAAATGAATGAGGATGTAACCTTTGTAGTTGCGAGAAGAAGGTTTGAACAATTAGTATCTCATGATTCTAATTTAATTGTAAAGACAAGACCGAATGAAGGTGATTTGGTTTACTTTCCAAAAGTAAAGAAGATATTTGAAATATCTTTTGTAGACCATGATGACCCATTCTATCAAGTCCACAATGTTCCAGCTTTTAAACTAAAGTGTAAAACTTTTGAATACAGTGGTGAAGACCTCGACACTGGTATTACAGAGATTGATGCAATTGAGACAGATAATTCTCTTGACCAGTTGGTGTATCAGATTACTATGGAACAATCAAGTTCTACTACTTATAATGAGGGTCTTGAATTAGAAGATGGAACTGGTAATATAGAACAAGAAGGAAACACTGATAATCTTATCGGTGAGAATGAAACTGGTGGTGACCAGATTGTTCTTGAAACTGGTGACTATATAATACAAGAAGCTTATGTAACTGATACAATTGATGAAAATGCAATGAATAACTTCTTTGAAACACAAGATGATAATATCATAGATTTTTCGGAGTCAAATCCGTTTGGTGATATTGGACAATAATAGGATAATATAATATGTTAGGACAACAATTTTACCATGAAACTATGCGAAAGGTGGTTGTCGCCTTTGGTACTATTTTCAATAATATTAATATAGTAAGAAAAAATAATTCTGGTGCAGTGACACAAAGTATGAAAGTGCCTCTTGCATATGGCCCAAAACAAAAGTTTTTGACAAGACTTAGAGAAGACCCAAATCTTAGTAAAAAAGTTGCGTTGACTTTACCACGAATAGGTTTTGAGATTTCTGGTATTTCTTATGACCCTTCTCGTAAACTTAATTCTGTACAAAAATTTAAAAAGACAAATGACTCTGATAGTGGTAAAACTATGTCATCACAGTTTATGCCTGTTCCTTATAATATGGATTTTGAATTAGTGGTTATGGCAAAACAATCTGATGATGCACTTCAAATCGTAGAACAGATTTTACCTTTCTTCCAACCAGATTATACAATTACACTAAATGATAATTCTACAATGGGAACAACAAGAGATGTTCCAATTATTCTAAGTAACGTAACTTATGCAGATGAGTATGAAGGTTCTTTTGAAGATAGAAGAGTTCTCACATACACATTATCATTTACTGCAAAATTTTATCTATACGGCCCAGTTACAGACCAGAAAGTTATCAAGTCTGTACAAGTTGACCAGTATACAGATATGCCTGTTAATGCACCTAAGAGAGAGCAAAGATATACGGTTACACCAAGTCCAGCGACTGCTGATGCAGATGATAACTTTGGATTTAATGAAACAACATCTTTCTTTGAAGATGCAAAGAATTTTGACCCAGTGAGTGGTACGGATACAGAAGACGCATAAATAATAAAAAAGGATTAAGACATGGCAATTAGACAAATCGTATCTCGTTCTATAAAAGATGGTGAGATTGTAGACGCAGATGTAAACGCTTCTGGTTTCAGTAGTGGTTCTGGTTTCTTTCAAGGAGAGAATGGTTCAACTTCTAGTGCATCAAAGAAGGGTGATATATTTCGTGTGAATGAATCAACTCTAAACACTAGTGTGACTATTGCATCTGGTGACAATGCATCATGTGCTGGGCCTTTGACTGTAGCTACTTCTGGAACTGTAAATCTTACAGTCCTTGGAAATCTTACGATTATATAGGGGATAAAGAATGGGTTCAACATTAACAGTAGATAATATCCAAGGTGCAACCACAGCTGCAAATGTAAAGTTGCCTGCTGGGTCAGTTGTACAAGTACAAAAAGATGTTAGATATGGACTTTCTAGTCATTTCTTTAACTCGAATACTACATCCTTTGCAGCCACTGGATTAGAAGTTACAATTACACCAAAATTTGCTAACAGTCAAATTATGATTCAATGTTTTAGTTCAATGGTTGAAGTAACTGGAAGTAGTGCAGATGGTCAAGCTGGGATATATATAAAAGTTGGAAGTGGGTCATATGCCGCTCTTCCTGCTTCTGGTACTGGTGCTGCTGCTAACTTAGCATCTGCTAATTATACTGTGGGATATTCTCACAATGCCTATGCAATCTATAGTCCTTGGAACACCTATGCATTTTATACTTGCACAAGTTTAGATACACTAAAATTTCAACCATATGCTAAAACAAACTCAGCTGGTACTTTGAGATTTGGACATTCTAGTTCTTGTGTTGGAATTATTGCTACGGAGATAACAGTATGAGTACTTTATTCGTAAACAATCTTAACACTGCAAGTGGTTCAACAATTACAATTCCTACTGGTAAAACATTAAAATCAACTGATACACCAGTTGTTGGTGTTGGAAATATTATTCAAGTTTTAAGTCAAGAGATAACTGCTTATAGTGGTACTAGTTCAACAAGTCAGGTAGCAACTGGTTTTACTTTAACAATTACTCCAAAATATAGTAATAGTAAAATTAAATGTACTGTAGGGTTTAATGGATTTTATGCCACTCAAACAGGGGTAGGGGCAAATGTTCAATTATATAAAAATGGTTCTTTTCTTGCTTGGTTGGATAATGTAGCTGGATATGCCATGCCAAGCGGTCAAGCTCACCAATCCAGTAATCCAACATATGTGCATATGGATTCACCTGGCACAACTAATGCAACAACATATGCGATATTTTGGGCCAGAGCAAGCGGTAGTGGAAGCATATATTTCAACAACTATATTAATGCAAATAACCAAACTCGTTCTTGGTTTACCGTTGAAGAAATCGCACAGTAAGGAATAGGACATGGCATCAACACTAAAAGTAAATACAATTCAACATACTGGTGGTACAACTGGAATAACTCTTGCAAGTGATGGTACAGTATTAGCTGCACAAGATAAAATTGTACACTGGAAGATTTGTCCAGATAGTAGTCCAAGTGTTGGAAGTGGTAGTTGGTCACAAATAACTTTAGACCACACAATATTTGATTCACATAGTTTAAAAAGTGGTAATAATATTGTAATAACAGCTGCAACCGCTGGTCTTTATCACTTAACTGGACATATAAGAGCTGGTAATAAAGAATGTAACAGATTAATTGTTGGAATTTATTCTGGTGGAACAGGCACTACTGTTCTTGGTCAAACTGAAACTGTTGGTTCAAATAGAACTGGTGTCTATCAGTGTGCAGAGGTTAATTTTTTACACAGAGCTGCTGCTGGTGCGAGTTTAGGATTATATGTGTATCATGATTATGGTAGTGCCATTGACATTCTAGGTTCAACTTCTGGACACGAAACATGGTTTTCTGGATACAGAATTTCTGGATAGACAACACTTATAAATATAGAAAAGAATTAAATAGGAGAAACTAAAATGGCAACTGTTAATTTTCAAGCTTCAGAAGCATTAGGTGAACTTGGTATTACTGAGTGGGTCATGCGTGGCGACCCTAAAGATGAAGCTGAGTTTAAACAAATGTTCAGAAAAGTTCTTGGTGCAGACGAAAATGGTACTGGAATTGAATCTGATGACACTTCAAAGTGGGGTGTAACTTGGAAACAAGTATCAGACAAAATGAAAGAAATGGATGCAGCTGAACCTATGAAAGAACTTCGTAGACAAAGAGATGCAAAACTCGCTGAAACAGATTGGACAGCTCTTGGTGATGTAACCATGACAGATAATATGAAAACCTATCGTCAAAAACTTCGTGATTTACCAGCATCTAATGATGGTAAAAACGCATCACTTTCTGCATCTGGGTCTTTGGAAAATGTCAAATGGCCTCAGAAACCAGCAGCGTAAACGTATTAGATAATGTTTTAGGTATTACTGATGTTGTTGAAACATCAACCTCTACAGTAACTTTACCAAAGGTCAAAGTTCCAAAAGAGGTAGACAATGATTATGAGTACCAACGTAGAAATTTCTATCAGTTGGTTGAAAGAGGACAAGATGCGATAGATGGTATTCTTGAACTTGCAAAAGAAAGTGAACATCCAAGGTCTTATGAGGTTGCTGGTCAATTAATTAAGAATGTTGCAGATGTAACAGAGAAATTGGGTGAGTTACAACTTAAAATGCAAAAGTTGAAAGAAGTACCAAGTAACGCACCTAAAAATGTTACTAACGCATTGTTTGTTGGTTCTACGTCTGAATTACAAAAGATGTTAAAAGGAAAATAAAATGGCATTACTAACTACAGTAGGAAACGGTGCAATCCAAGGTTCTGGAACTACACTTTCAAACGCTGATGTAGATAAATCTGCATCTGGTGATACACTTATTATTTTTGATAACTCTGCGAGTTCTTTCAAAAGAGTTAGTGCATCTGGTTTAGGTGGTGGTAAGTTTCTTGGAGAAACATCTGGTGGTGCTGGAGATATTATTCGTGTCCATGAAAATGAACTAAACACAAGTGTTGCTATTGATGCAAATAATAATGGATTAGCAGCTGGGCCGTTGACGATTGCAAGTGGAGTTACACTTACAATCAACGGTGAACTTTCGGTGGTATAGACATGAGTAAAATTACAGTAACAACAATAGCAGGACTTACATCTGGTGCAGATGCAAACAAAGTCAAGATTGAATCTGGTGATACTCTTGAATCATCAACAATAGGAACTGCCTCTGGTGCAATGTCAATCAAACCAGCAGGAACAGAAGTTGTTAATGTAGGAACTACTGGTGATATACTTGTAAAAGGAACAACTAATCAAAGAGCTGCGTTAATTCTTCGTGCTGGTTCTAATACTGCAAACAGTCAAATTAGGTTTGGTGACCAAGCAGCTGATGATGTTGGTCGTATTATGTATGACCATTCAGATGACACTTTGAGATTTCAAACTGCTAGTGCTGAAAGATTTCGTGTATCTGCATCTGGTATTCATATTGGTGGAACT